CCGGGTGAGCGATTATGATATAATAGTAGAAGATATTGTGTTTGTAGCGGTAAAGCCAGACATCGCAATGGTTTCTAGATCATTATACAACAATGTACTAGTCGGATATGTGTATGTCGATCCTGTCAATGAACCATAGGTGGATGACATAGACAAAACACCAGAACTATAAAGGTTGGTGTTGATGAAGAATATATTAGCGGTGGGATCTTGGGGTGCTTCGGGGAATAGCCACCCTTTTATTGTAAATGAAGTATCACCGGACACCTTATACTTTGCTGATGCTGCTATATCGTTTGGGTATGATAAGGTGACGCTACCGTTCCATAAGACTTCAGATCTTATCTCAAATTGATTAACCAAGTTAAAACTCGAAGGTATATCCCACGATAATATAATATAGGGGTTGGTGTACGGTATAAAATTTGATAAAATTTGATCTATATCAGCCTGGAACTTTGTGATTATTGACATAGAAACCGATATATCAACAGGCACAGGCACCCCTACAAATGATGTAGTCGGCTGTTTTACACCTGATTCTGAACCTGCTTTACTGAAGTAAAACCCAGGGATCTTGTTAAAGACGCGCTCATTTGCGCGGGCTACACTTGTAATCGACACAGCTACCACTGGTAAAGTTATATTTTGGGCTTTGTTTACAAGGTCATAAATAACTCTTTCTTTGGGAGAATATACGTATCGGACCTGAAGCGAGCTTTGGGGGACTCTATTTTTATTGTAACGCTTAATAACAACATTATCGAACGCAGCAACAAAGCTAGTTATCAGATCCTTTATCTCAAAGTGATATGCTTGAGCTTTAATAACCCACCCCAGTATAACATAATGCTGCCGTTAACATTCAATAATATTTAACGACAGCACGATCTTTAATGAAATCTATCTACAAAATGAGCCGGTAACTTGTGCTTGGTGCGCTTTAGTACATCTACTATATTAGCATCCATTATATACGTAACTGAATGGTCGTCGATACCACGCGTTGCGCGACCGGATGCCTGCACTAGCGAATTTAGCATCTTATTTTCATACCAATCTTTGTCGATGTCGAACAATCGCTTGATCCTCTTCTGAGATAGAGGGAGGTACGGAAGCTTTACAATGATCTGAAATCTCGCCAGGTCATCTTTAAGATCGACACCATGCGTCAAGGATGGACTAACTAAAACCGTGGGTTCGCCTGTTGTGTGATGTGAATTTAAAATAGACTCATTGTTATCAGTTTCACTCCTAAACAAGAAGCGACTATCATCACCCAACGCATCCTTCATAAAATTTGCAATGCTCATGGTGTGGGTATGAATAATACCCTTCTCATTTTTATGGTGTTTACAAATTTGCTTAATTTGTTCGGTTACAGCAGGCAAAGCCTTCTTCAATCCTTCATAATTGAGGCGGTACTTAGTGGACGCGTATATCGGTGACTTTTTAGGATCAAACTCCGAAGGTGCTTCTATATATTCATAATCTGTAATACCCAATGTCTTGGCAAAGTGTTTGTAATCGATAATAGTAGCAGACATCAAAAGTACTTTATCCGCATGCCCAAATACATGATGTGAAAGGTTGTTAACATATAACGGCATGATATTAACACTCAACCCAGTCCTATCAATGACAAATTCGGTTTCAGTCCACAATTTATCCACAGTAGATAACGAACTGTGCAAATTCTTCAAATATGATAACTTAGTTTTATCTGCCGCGCTGAAGGTGGATCGCTTCTTACTTAACTTATTAGTTAACTCATTTACGCGGTTAGTTATGTTTGCAGCAATTTCACTAATCCATGTCCGCGTATTACTATAATCGTCTGAGTATAAAGGATCATACACAACGCCACAGGATTTCAAGCGTTGATATATAATCTCAGCTGAAAATTGGCGCACCAACTCATCTTCTAGCTCAGATGCCTCATCACATATGATAAATGACTTTTTCTTCACGTGAGCAGGTAACGCGAGAAACATTTTATAATTCAATGCAGAAAATCTAGATAGGATAGCGTCATTGCGAGCTTTATAATATGGGCACCGATTCTTCTCCCAGCACTCATCCTTTAACTTATGCAAGGTTACGCAAGGTGCGGTTTCTACGTCAAAGTTAGGGTCTACGTCACACATGTAGTTGCTCTTGCCCTTAGCAACATGTGTATCATCAAACAAGGTAGCGTACTGATCTTGAAGTGACTTTGTTATGGTTAACACAAAAGAGCCATGGCTCTTTTCATTAGAGCATTCGGCTTCATTCGTGTAAACACCACCATAATCTTGACGGAAGGCGTCATATGTACGAATCATCGAAGTGAATTTCGATGATGGCTCATCGCATGTGCCGGAAATAGTCTTACCCAAAAAACTCTTACCAGAGCCAGTAGGAGCGTTAACTATCACGAATTTCTTACCAGATTTAAACGCGTTCTCTATGCGCTTAATCAAAATGATCTGATGGTCGGCTGGAGTGTAACCTGTAGGAAAATGGGAAATACAATTATCTATCACGCATTAAAATATAATGCAAATGCAAGATTCATTCAACACTTTTTATCACTCTTATTTTAACTTCAGAATTTAAGAGTTTGGAAGGCTTCGGCGGCATACACATAGATAAGGCACAATCCATGTCTATATTTTTATTGATAAAGTCGTCGGTTCTATACGACAAAATAATAGATCCACATTTGTTAGTAACCTTAAAAGGAAATGGTAATTCCTGAATAGGCATTTTTTCACTATTCAGCTTAGATTTAAATTTGAAATTAAGATAGAATGTTTTAATACTGAAAAGTATTAATTTGCCCTCTTTCAAAACCTTACCATTCAAGGATATGGATATATCCTTTTGAAGAAGGGAATTGAATAGAAGCTCTGCTTGGGCGATTTCTATATTCATCTATTCATAAATTCTATTTTATCCCTGGTGGACATTAGTGCTAACTTTTCATTAAAAAATTCCCAAAAATTCGCTGATGGTACTACTGCAAACATTTCGCACGCATCCATATTGATACACCTATAATCTTGCATTAGCACATCCCAGGTAATTAACAAATTTTTGATAGTTGGATTAAAATTAGGTCGGTTAAACGATGACTTAAAATTAAGCGCAATCCTACCCTCCGGGCTAGTGAGCAGAGGCAAACTACCAGTACATATCATTCGCCGAGTAGACGGAAACCCAGGCTTAAGCCGTCGCCTGTTGAACTTAATCTCTACAACATTACTTTGTTGCAGAAGGGTTAACGATGCAAGCGATACTCTCATTGTCGTCTATAACGGACGCGATACCGAAAATTCTTTGTTCATTCAGGAAGATACCCTTAGACAGTTCTCCGTATCCTTCAATTTCCATGTTTGAAATAGGAATACCTAAATTATTTGGAAAAATAACGTAGTCTCCTACTTTTGCCATTTTAACATTGGGCCCTGCCAGCAGCACCTTACCGATACGCCAAGCTCTTGTGTCGGCGTTAATAGGTATAAATAACCCGCGGCGCTTTATCAAAGTTCCATCCGTAGACTCGTCTGTGAATGAAACAAGTATCACATCATCTAGGATAGCCTTTAGGCGATATCCATATAGGACAGAATTAAAGCTATTTTTAGGTAGCTCGGCTAAGTCAATGGAGCTCTTTTGAACTGGTAGCGCTTCTATGTTTGCTGGCATATATTGTTATTGTTTAATCTGCTCTTTCAAGTAATCAACTAAAATTCTGTTGGATTTAATCTCCCTTTGCGAGCATTCCATGTTTACGGCAATTAAGGGAGTTACATCCACTGTTTCACTTTCCTTTTCCTTTGCTGCTTTCTTGATATATTGGATACGTTTGTATTTAAGCTTGGGAAATATTGATAGGTAAAAATCAAACAAGGATTTCTTGTTGTCAAATATACCACAATATTTATTAGTCGTCATGTTGACTATGATAGTCAGCTCCGGTGAATGCATGCTAATCCAACGATTAGTCATATACGCAGAAAACTGCGATTCATCATCCACAGACTCTAATGAATTAGAGTTCTTCGTGTATAGGATGGAATTGATGTAGTCGAAAATTGTCTTCATACCCGCGTCAGCAAATCACCTTTGTAGTGGCAATGAAGATATCGTCTACCAGAGCGTAGAATGTATTAATAACATCCCGCATGAAAGATTGAGCTTCCTGGTCTGTGAGGTTAGTAGAATATGCGAACGCCGGAGCTTTCTTACCTGCAGTAATATTAATTCCAGTGTGACCCAGAGCTACATTATTCTTAGAGTACGTGATGCTCACACTGCACTTGCCCTTTATCTGAGCCACGCCACCCTGAACATGTTCCTTGTGTACCATGAGGTCGTCCCCATCAACCTCAATCGGTGCCTTGATATATTTTATGCTCAAAATGTTCGCGATCTGTGTATTGAACAATCGCTGAAAGCAGACAGCACCGAAAGGATCTAGATTTGGAATCTCCCAACAGAAGTTAATCGCGTCATCGCTGTATATGAAATCGTTGCTGATAAGATCTTCACTATCTATCATTCCTGCAGCCTCGACTACCATAGGAGCTCTAAAGGCGACAATATTGCCGATAGGAAGCGTCTTATCGCGAAAATGCTTGTACGCGAACCGAGCATGGATAAGAGAACCGTCGTAAGTTTTAATGTCATTAAGAATCATAATATCAATTATAATTGTATCTGCTAATTAATCAATAGTTATTGAATTATTAATCCCAGCCCAGTCTACACCGGGTGAAAATGTCGTCACATCCAGTGTTGTAGAAACACCTGGTATGGGTGTCCACAATCGCACACCTTTACTAATTAAGCTTCTAAACAATTCCCTATCTTGAAGTTTGTATTCGTACACATCGCCTCGTATTTTATTCCAGGTATCTCTATCACAAGCCCAGGTACACGTAGTTGACTCTGCAGTGCGCCAATGGCAATTAGTTTTACCGGAGAAAGCTACAAACTCGCGACCATGCGTAACATCATCGGTGCGTTTATATCTATCTAAGTGATCAAACCCAGTAACCAAACCAAAGCTTTGAGCACCTTTGATAATAACATCCACAGCATTTGGAGAATGTAAGAAATCATCCTCCACGAAGTAGACTATATCGTTCCCATCTGCAAATAAATTATCAGCTAACTTAAGGGTTTCCAGAAGCGACCGTTCGTTGGAATGATGATTGATATTGTGGATGTTATCTACTACCTGCTTAGTCGACGTTATATAATTATACAATTCACCTTGTTCACCGTCGTGCACTATGTGAAGTGCAGATATATCTTGGATGTTATCCAATAAGCTTTGGAAACATTTCCTCTTATCAAACCAATGAGGTCGTATATGCTTATGGTGAGAATTGCTACTTTCATCCCCACAGCACCTATAGATAACACTAAATTTTATTTGCATTATACCTGGTGGATCAATTTTACTTCAAATGTTGGCCTACAAGTGCAAAGTATTGATTATTTATCCAGGTACCATTTAATGTGATTCGTTGAATGCGCGTATCTGAGTTAATATCTGTATTCCACAGACAATACGTAAAACTACACTGATCACGTGAGCTATATTTGCAAATATGCTCCCACCATTTCAACTCAAGAGTTGTCACAGCTGGTGATACCTTCCTCAAAAAAGTACCCATTGAATATAACCCGTAATGAGGTGGAAAATTTTTAGATTTATAATAAATCTCCTGATCTAACACGGGTTGAACATCGTCAGCCACACCGCGAATAACTCGCATCTCATCATAAGCACAATCTCTTAATGGGTGGCTAGTTAAATATAAGTCGTTTTCTCCATACTTTCTAATTATCTCTACGGGGTCAATTGTAAGTTGGAAACACGCGTCATGCCAGACAATATATTTATATTGAGGAAAAAATAATGTAGATAACACTTTATACACCTTAGCATTCCTACGATGTGTATATGTGTCTATACATGAGAAGTTATATGGTTTAATCTGCTTCCATGTTTTAAGGGGGCTGAGCGTATCAACGAATGCAACATAATCACAAGACTCGTACACGGTATCCGGGTCCCTTAAGGTATCTTTACCCCCTGTATTACTAGTTAATACTAAAAAGTCTTTTGTCATATAAGCCCAACAGATACAAGCCCCGAATTTTCAGACTGAGTGTTGCTGTGAGTCGTCTTGGATATGAATCCACGTTCACCCTCCAGACAATATTTTGATACCCTGTAATATTCAGAGCCAAATTTAACTGGTATGTTGTTAGACCGTATGAAGGACATCAATGGATCAACTGTGTTATTCCAATCCGAAAGCTCTGCAATATCTATAGACCCATATACTTTTCCTACTCGGTTTAAGCTCACTTTAGACAAATCAAATTTACCACCTATCTTATCGAGTAGAGACGGCTTAAAAAACTCACAGGATCCGCGCAACCATCCAATAGGTGCCCCACTACTATTGGTGTATATTTCCCAGTTTTCTGTCTCAGCAGACGCAATCATATCGTTAAACCAAGTCAAGGATAATATCAAATTATCATCGTGCGTAAACAAAATCAAATCATAATCACCATAATCAGATTCTTCTAACCATTGATTAGAGCACCCCCAGTCACCTATTGTGTTATCATATTCCTTATATATCCACCCAAGCTGGGATATATCTGTTTCATATGCGATCCTATCGTACAATTTTAAATCCAGATGTGACCTATTCCCGGTTGGCGTCGACTTTATTTTTTCCTCAGCTGAAAATGCGGGATTTCGGTGAGATATGCAAAACATGTCCATCTTCCAACCAGGTGGTAATATTTGTTGCGATATAGATGAATAGAAATGATAAGAAAAATGCCACCCGCTTGCAACAACTGCTATATTCTTCATTTCTTAAAATTTGTTATTACAGAAATCGACGGGAACCGCGCATCTATTACAGTATAATCAATGTATGGTTTTATTGATGAAATGGGTGTTTTTTTGTGCTCGACCATCCAATGCACCATATCTCTTTCCTTACTTCCCCCCTCTATTAAGATATGTTTCCCCAAGACAAGCTGTAATCTTAACTTATGCAATGCATTCATTATTTTTTCACCGTCATTTGATATATCGATATGAATCATATCAAAATCTTCAATTATCCAACTATTAAAGTCCTGATCCTTCAATTCGACATAATTCGATAAATCGTATCTGTCTATATTTGTTTTTGTCTGGGTTATGGTGGAATGTTTAAATGGGTATTTATCCCACAAATCATAACAAACAACTTTACCTCCCTGGTTTAACTCATGTAACGCCATAGCCATAGCCACAGCAGAGTATCCATTTAACGTGCCGAACTCTATGATGATTTTAGGTTTATGCGTGAGTACATAATTATACAACGTCTCACCTAAATTATTAACCCTATAAGAGCTATCTATGTCGGGGTTTGAGTATTTCATTTACCAACCCCTTTTAATGCTTTCCACAATATACGACCGATCCTCATCAGTCACCCACCAACCAACAGGTATGCAAATCATGCGCTTTACTACACTATCCAGATTGGGTAACTGTGTCTTAAACTCTTGAACGCATGTGTGTTTATCATTTCTCTCATGAACCCTACTGACAGTAACACCCCTTTCGCTCATAGCTTTCATGAAATCGGCGTGTCTGTCTACCAGGATTGTAAACAACCAATATGACGATGATCGGTCATCGTCGCATTGGAGTAACTCAACACCGTTTACTCCCTTTAATTCCAACTCATAAAATCTAGCGTTACTCCGGTGTTTCTCAACTATTCTATCTATATGGTTCATGTTCTCAATACCTATAGTAGCATTGATATCATTCATGTGAAATTTAAAACCCCACTCTGTGATATCAGTTTCACACCTGAAATCTTTCCTGTTTTCGTCTCTATCTATACCATACCAACGCGCCAACTTACCTCTCTTGTATAAATCATAATGAGGTAATATTATGGCTCCACCGTCACCACACGTAAGATGTTTAATTGCCTGAAAACTAAATGTGCATATATTTCCGTGACTGCCTATGTAGTCACCCTTGTACTTGGATAGAAATGCATGAGCACAATCTTCAATAATAGCTGGTTTAAATCCATACATCTCTTTAGCTTTATTCTGAATTTCCTTTAGTCTATCAAGATCATTAGGATACCCACCCCAGTGCACGATCATGATTGCCTTGGTGTTTGGCGTAATTTTCCGAGCCAAATCATCTAAATCCATGTTCAACGTGCGCGGGTTGACATCGACCCATTTTATTTTAAATCCATTCGCCAAAATAGGCCAATTAGATGCTGTGCATGTTAATGGTGTGGCGAGGACTTCATCCTGTTGGTTAATGCCAGGCCAAGAGGATGAAGGTTTTTTTAACAGGTGCAACGCGAGGTGTTCACCAGCAGTTGCACTATTAACTGTCAGCAAATAATCCAGGTTTAATCTAGACTTTAGTTTATTCTCGAATTCTTCTACTTTAGGACCCTGCCCTATGTAACCTGAATCAAATACTGGTTTTAAGGCCGTACATACATCGGGGCTACAAAAAACTTTAAATAGTGGAATATTTTTCATTATATTTTTATATCGTTGTTACTTATTACATCGAAACCGTGAAAGCCAAACTGACCCTTATAATCCCAACCATACTTATTTCCACACTCAATGGCGAACTTCCAAGCTAACTCTTCTGCTGGGAATTTAATACCAACACTCTCCAAGAGAGGTCTAAATGTGCGCCCTATGTGGTGGTCCTCCGGGTGATACTGATTAATACGTTCATCCATTAATATATCCAACAATTTCTTGCTGCGCAAGCTAAATCCGCCATTACCCACGTTTAGCCCATCGGTATAATTCCACGGAGCACCGATATAGTCATATTCCATGAATTCACCCATCCAAGCCTTCTTGCCTCCAATAACAAACCCATCGTGTTGTATTAACAATACGTAGCTAGTATCAACGTATCGACCCATCTTCTTGATACAGAAGTGTGAATATTCTTCTTTAGAATTTATGCGATCGATCGCAATAGCGTATTTGTAATCAGTGCTGATACTGGTTAACAACTTGACCGCTCCATACTCAACCTCTTTGCAGCTGTGTTCTATAGCCTTTATTGCACGATTAACATCACAACAATCAACTATTAGCAACGTCACATCTGATAGTTTTAATTTAGTATTTGCGTCTTCCATCACCTTTGTCTTAGCCCAAAAAGTATCGCAGTGGTTTTGAGACTCACCCAGGTGTTGGACATTTCTGCAAGTTGCTTCTTTCCATGTCTGATAGTATGGATCGTCATGTGTGCCGGGGTGGTGAACTGTTATAGTTTCAGCTACGCTTATGCCGTAACCATTACGATGCATATCTTGCATCAAAGCGGCATCATCAGGAGCGTATACACCCATAACCCGATAGCCGCCAATCACCCTCCAAGCATCTGTATTAATAAAAATACAACCACCTGCGATACCAACGGGCGATGTAGGCCAAGTGATAACTTCATCACCCACAACTGCCTTATTTTCAAATTTTTGTATCCAGTGAGCGTTATCCCCTGTGAAATTACACGCAATAAGACCAAAGGGCTTTTTCTGTACATCTGATACTTTTGCAGATAAGTTTATTAATCTCGAAAAGATATTGGATTCGTGTTCGTGAAAACAAATATCGGAATCCAATGTGAAAATATACTTAGTTTCAGGGTGGTCTCCTAGGTATGATCTGAGCGTAGTGTTCACCACATGAGCTTTACCATAATTTTTCTCATATCGTTGGAATTGGCATCTCTTATAAAACAGAGACTTTATCTCAGTGATAAGCTCATCATAATACTCATTGTCAATATAACCCGTAAAAATGATATCCATCTCAAATGGATGTAATTTGAGATATGAATGGAGAGACCTAATGGATTTCAATTGGAAATCCAACATCTTTCGAGTTGGGCAAAATACAGTCTGGACGAAAACAGTTTGACTCATATCCCTGTTTGCTTGACAAAGAATTTAACCCACGCCTCAAATCCCTCTTGCGACAACGCGTCTTTCCCATTTGGTGTAAATGGTATATTATTAGGAGCATCTGTATTAGCTTCCAGCAGGCGGTTTATTTTCATAGATTCTGCTAATGTATAAGGCATGCCCTGATTGCCAATGAAGAACTTGCAACTATTGAATGCATTGGCCATTTTCAATAAATCTTCAAATTCAATCCACTTGGTGCAATCCGGACACTCCTTCTTAAACAAATCCCATTCTTGTCTCACACCGGCAAAAACAATGTTTTTGGCGAATTTATTCAAGAATGAATAGGATATGAACTGGCTCCGATGTCTCTGCGTTCGGGATACTATGATCTTATCTGAAAAGGCCAAGTCGGTATCTGACTCTATCCACCGCTTGGATAAATCATAGTCAGAGCCCGGCGATAACCAGAAATACCAGCGTGGTATCACACCGGTTTGGAATCTTATAGGCAACTTCCGAAAGTCATCTAAATTTATATCTACCTTGTGATTTTTAAACAATAAAACCTTATTGATGTAAGGCTGGCGCTTTAGAAGGGGCAATAACTTAACAGCGTATCGTTCATTTAACAGAACATTACCCAAAGGGTGGATACCACTGTAAGACACTGGTGTATCAAGCCTCAAATGAAAGTCAATTTTAGATTTACCCGTGGTCTCTAGCGTGCCTAGCAAGGCGGGTATGGAATATATGATATCCCCTATGTTACCAGAGTGAACTACAGATAATATGTCATCCGCGCTTTTCATATGCTCTTATTGATAATAATAACCGTAAATATCTAAAATGTCCACAGACACAAATATAATCAACATCAACAACTTGCCTAGTGTTTTTGAGATAGTTGACGGGTCGAAACTGATCGTTCAAAACGAATCTGTGACGAACACGATCGACTGGAAGAACGTAGGAGTCATTAAATTAAACGATAGCGGCAGTGGATCTATCGAAGGGTCCCTAACCGCTGCGAATATAAATGTTATTACAGCCGAGGTGGGCACATTATCTGCTGATGCAATATACAGCAGTGGTTTAGCTGGCGTTACTGTTGATCAGAATTATTATAATCGCTTTATAGTCACAAACGGTATAGTAACTAGCGCCGATTACCTGGTGGGCTCAACCGAGTTCGAATCTCTCAGCACTTTAATAGGGGAAACATCTGCCAATCTGACTGAATCGTTCACCAGCCAGCTTGCAATAGCTTCAGGTGTATTTCTAGGGAGTCGCGTATATATTCAGTCTGTGTCAGCGGTGACAGACGCGATTGCAAACGGTCATGCGGTTTTCAACTTCGTAAGCATACCAACAGGAATAAATGACAACAATAGTATTAATATTGGTGACTACACAGTAAACATATCAGGGGATGTAAGTTTTAGTCCCGGCCTAACTTCAACTTACACGGCGGTGGTCGGTAATGCCGGGTTCGCTACCTTATCTGCGAAATGGACCAACAGCAGCCTCAACTCCAAGATAGCATTCGCACGCATTATCAAGTACTACTAAGGTTACTTAGGTCTAATAATGAGGTTGGCGAGCTCTGCTATTTTCTTCTCATCTATATGAGCATCCACCTGCTCTCTCACTAACTGTTCAGCAATTTGAATATTTTCATGTGATAACACGCTTTGTTGTGTATCAATCAAATCACCATCTACATCCAAATATTGTTTAGCTAGCTGAATACGCTCCACGCGGTTTCCATACAGCTCCAGGATCGGGGGTTGGTCGTCCCTTATGAAGAAAGGGCACACTTTCTTATATTGCTGATATTCAATTGCTTTAAAAATGTTATCTATCTCTGTAATGTATTCAGGATCGATATCTCGACCTTCTTTTTGTTCAACTTTAACAGGGGCGACGTTGGTGATAGGAATGAAGAACAGGATATCAACATGACGCATAGCTTCAGCGACAATAGGGATACACTTGCTTATGAACTCCTTATCTATGTCTGAGCTCTTTTTATCTTCTGCCCACATTGAATACACCAAATTATCAATAGGGCAACGATCAAAAATTACCTTGTCACCCTTTCTTGTATTTTTGAGGTCGTCAGCTAAAGCGTTTAATATTGCCCACTGACCATCCTTAGTCGCCATCTTATTGACCGGGATATTACCATCTCTGACTAGCTTGCGGTGGCTTTCGATGGACTTGGAGTAAAGAGGCCACTCCTTGAGCATATCATTTACAAGTGTCGTTTTTCCTTGGCAAGCGGAACCGGATATTGCTATACGCATATTTAAATTTATGTAAACTAAAGTAAAAATTCAACCATTAAAGATCATACTTTGAGGGCTTTATCCCAAATCATCAAGTGTAATCTAGGGCTTAATTTGAAATTATGCTCTTTACATTTATCCGCAACCCACGAGATAGCCTTGGTCTGCTCATCTCGAGACCCACAACAAGGCATCAGCCACACTAAGCTGCGAGGCAATTTAATATCTTTATGGTCGATATAATTTGAAAAAATCTCTTTAATGTTTTCATCGTTACTAACGACAAATTTAAAGCATGAATTATTCGCCGCATGAAACTGGAGCACCTCTGGCTTATATCTTCTTTCTGCTGGATCACCATTGTTGGACAGTTTAGGTGAGGTGGTGAACGTTGCATTGAAAATATCAACCCATTGGGGGTCAGGCATTATGGTGCCATTAGTTTCAAAATCAATTCTGGGTACGAACTCATATTTGGTAACAAATTCCTTGATGAACGAGAGGAGATTGTTCTGTTGAATTAAGGGTTCGCCGCCGGTTAATTTAAATACCGCACCATTGTATAGCTTATCTATGAGGCCACCATCTTCCAGGAGTTTGAATATCTCATCAAAGCTGCGCTTATTCTTAACCGACCAACTAATATAGCTATCACACCCATAAGGGGAGCTTTCGCTCTTGAAGCCAATGCAGGTAAGATTGCAGAGAGACAACCTCATGAACACTGATGGATATCCTATAAGCCTACCCTCTCCTTCTACGGTGTAGAAGATCATATCATCAGACAATAATAAATGTTTATCCATACGATATTATAAGCGATTGTTTCTAGAAATAAAGATAAATATTAACGATGCCAAAGAAAAAGACTGGTAAGAAGCTCAAACAGCGTAGCAGTGGAGATCTGGTTGAGACAAACCTCGAATTAAACTTCAGAATTCAACAAAAGTACCACTTAACTGAAAGGCAGCTGGGGTTTATTACTCTAGCTGAGGATGAAAATACAAACATGATTATATGTGACGGCCCTGCGGGTACATCAAAAACTTACTGCTCGGTGCTTGTTGCATTGAAGATGCTGCAACAGAAGAAGTGCAATGAGATATTATACATTCGAAGTATTGTCGAGAGCGCGACAAGAAAGTTAGGGAGTCTGCCGGGTGAGGTTGATGAAAAATTTAAACCCTGGAGCATCCCGCTGCTCGAGAAGTGCGACGAGCTGATAGGTTCTCATATCGCAGACGACTTGCTAAAAAGCAATCTCATTAAATGTATACCAGTAAACTTCTTAAGGGGTTCCACGTTTAAAGATTGTGTCGTTATAATTGACGAAGCTCAGAATCTGGAAATGAGCGAGATCATTACAATTCTAACACGTTTCGGCCGAAATTGTAAGATGTTTATCATAGGTGACACTTTACAGTCTGATATCGCAAAGACATGCTTCAGGAGTGTCTTTGACGTATTCAATGGAGATGATAGTAGTGGTAACGGTATCCACACGTTTGCCTTTTCGGAGGAAGATATAACCAGAAGCAAGCTACTCCGCTACATCGTATCCAAAGTAAAAGGATTAAAGTAATCCTTTTTTCTGCAACTCTAAAAGCTCCCTCATAGCATCTTCGGGGGTTACAACTCTATTATCAGAGGGTAAGAGTTTCCCTGAATTATTAACTTCTGGGGCGATTTCAGGACCAACAATTTCCTTCATTTTAGAGAAAATATCATTCTCTATTTTTTTGTTCCTACCATCCCGTTCAATGTTATATCGCATTACGCACCCCAGCTGGTACCACCAAATGGATTGGTCCATCCGGTTGAGTATGTGTTACCCACCGGAGCGGGCTTGGTCATGTTATGACCTTGTGTTATTTCAGATGTCACATTACCAACAGCTGCAGCAATGGGTGCACGGGGGTCTACAACAGGCTGAGCTGGCCCGATGAATGGTGCGTTGTCAGTATTAACAATTGGCGCTTCGTTAATCAGCTGCACCGATGGACCACTGAAAGAAACCGAACTTGAAACTGATCTCACTGGTTTTTCATAAATTGCAGAATTCTTCTCATGCTCCCAAACCTCAACTCGCTCAACCCAACACCTACCAAGTGATGTGTTACGAACATAAGCATCAGCTGCTTCAAATACCCATTCAGCAGACCGTTCAATGCCTACTCCCTTATCCATCACTCTAAGATCACATCCACCCGCAGCGTGTAGTTGTTGGAATAAGGGTAAGAGCGGATCGTCTGCGGCAGCACAAAGTGTATGATCAAATTGTTTCTCAAGAATTTCTTTGAGGCCTTTAAGACCTCCAAAATCTACTACCCAATTCTTATCATCCAACCCAGAGCACCCAAACCAGATCTTGGATATGAGACGGTAGCCGTGTAGGAATTTACAATGGGAGTGTGAAGCATTTGGTTGTCTAAATGCACAACTGCCTAATTCAATTATCTTCGTGCTCTGAAAAATGCTCATGTTTAATTATGGTGCCTATTTTTACAATGTCAACATTCAATTTCTGAACATTTTAGTCTGTCGGTGTATATTTATAATATCCAGTATTTCCGCGAACACGGGAAGTTTTTAAGTATTATAATATCCAGAGTTTTAGAAAGTCAGGAAAATTAGGATACACAGTTTCTTTACCATCCTCTTTTACTTAGAGCAGTTCTAAAATAAAATCAAGGAGGGGCGCGCCGATTTATTCAGAAATGTTTAAACGCCCGAAGCAGATGGCACTTTAGTCGTTGAGCTAGCGGATGTACTTGGAGAAGCAGTGCTAGAAGAAGTCGTGACCTTTTTAACACTATTTGGGTTCTTACTGATAATGTGTTTCATTATCTCACCAAACGTCTTACCTTTTAGAGTAGTCTTAAACTCATTTTCATC